CATAGAAGGAGTGGCCACACGGAACCCCTCACGGCTGAATGAGCCCACTTTTTCTCGGTTGGCACGTAATGAGAAGATTAGTGACACACCCATTGGGGGTAAGAAAAACAGCATCTCTGTGGCGGTGCCAACAGCAGGACCTGGTACATGGAGTGAACCGGCGACACCCTACGCCGCAGTTTACCCCTATAATCGAGTCATGGAAACCGAATCGGGGCACATTTTGGAGTTTGATGATACCCCAGGCGCTGAACGAATCCATATCTATCATCGCTCAGGTACATCTGAAGAAACCCACCCCGATGGTACAAAAGTCATACGAGTAAATGCCAATGCCTATGAAATTGTCCTGTCGGACAAGAATGTGTATGTCAAGGGCGACCTCAACTTTACCGCTGTGGGTGATATCAATATCAAAGCGGGAATGAGTGTCAACATCGAAGCAGGATTGGATATCGTATTGAATGCGCTGGGATCGGTGATAACTCAGGCCGCAGTATCTGAGTCGCACACCACGGAAGGTCCGATGTCTTTGACTGGCATCCCAATGAATTTGAATGGACCACCTGGCGCAATTCTGCCCCCACCAATACCAGTAACGGGAGTATAACTGTGGGATTAGCATTGCCGGTTGTACGAATGGGAATTGATATATGTAGCGGACACCCCGCAGGACCAACATTTTTTCCTCCGCGCCCAACAATCACGGGATCGCCAGATGTGTATGTGGATGGTATCCCAGTGGTTCGAATGGGGATAGATGTCTGGGCCCCACACACCAATATCATCAGTGTGCATCCAGGCACTGGGGTTGGGGGTTCTACAACCGTATTTTGTAACGGAGCACCAGTGATGCGTATAGGAGACCCCATTGATTGTGGCTCCGTGGCTGCGATGGGTTCGGGCACAGTCTTTTGTGGATAAGGAGTTACCATGGCTTTCAACTTAGACTTCTCTCACATTCCATCGGGGTTGGAACTTCCAGTCCTTCCGGTGAGTATTCCAACTGGCGCAACTGATATCACTAAAACTCTGGTGGATAAGATGACTTCAGATCCTGGAGTATTGATGTCAAACCCAATGACAAATTCAGTGAACTTCCTGGGTGACAGCGTTAAACGATTGGAAACGAGTATGAGCAACATTGCATCGGGAGCAGTCACTAACCCAAGTATCTCCCAGGTTCAAGCACAGAACTACCTTTCCGTTGATTCACTGAACGATGTTCGTACATCGATGGGAAATTTCATGATGCACACGGATAGGCTTTCTGGATTACTCAAAAGTCAGGGCATCCAAGCCCCAGGACTTCAGCAGATTCTTTCGATTGGGACACAAATGCAAAACATGATGACTCTTTTGGAAGCGGGAGCGGGATGCCTCCCTGTAATTGGCGGTGCTACCGGTCTTTTCTCTCAGGAGACCTTCAATGGGTTCACCAGAGACGTAGAGGGGGTTCTTTCGAGACTTGAGCGTGGTGCGGCCACTATTGCAGATATCACAAGCACCATTGTGGGGGTGTCGAATCTGATACGAGGTATTGCCGACAAAGACAGTCAATTTCTACAAAATTGTGTTAATCAATTACAATCGGCCTCGGTAGGTCTTATCATGGAAGCCATTAACACCAATCCCTGTGGGCACTTCCTATTTGATACTATATCGAACAAAAACCCAGGTGGACTGCTCAATGTATTGAGTAAGCCCATCGTCAAACAATAGTATATAAATAGGAACATGGCCATAACCACGGTTTATCAAGACTTTACTTTAGATTTTATTATCCACCCAGTCCGCAAGGATCTGGTACTAAGGACCAATGCAGACTCGGTGATTGCGGCTATTGTAAATTTGCTCATGACGAACCACTATGATGTTCCGTTCCACCCTGAGATCGGATGTAATATCCGAAAGCTTCTCTTTGAAAATGTGTCGGACTTCACGGCCAGAGACATATCACGATTTATCGAGGAAACTATCAATAACTTTGAACCAAGAGCAACGATCATATCCCTGGTAGTGACCCCAGACGAAGAGAACAATGCCTATAACGTGACGATCACGGTTTCAATTAACACTTCTCCTGATCCATTCGTAGTGAACCTGATACTGGAAAGGGTCCGTTAAATGTCAGATCAACTTATTATCGCAGACTTAGAATTTGAGAATATTAAAAATAATCTCAAGCAATTTCTCAGCACACAAACAACATTTCTCGATTACAATTTCGAGGGGTCGTCTCTCGCTATTTTGATAAACCTGCTAGCATATAATACCTATTATAACGGCTTTTATATGAACATGTTGGCGAACGAACTGTTTATTGACTCAGCGCAAGTTCGCAACTCACTCTTATCACACTCAAAATCATTGAACTATACCCCCGTATCACGTAGAGCCGCCACAGCAACCGTCAATATTTTAGTGACCCCCCCAGGAGGAAATACTCAGGCAGTATTGACCCTGGATCGGTTTAGTGAATTTCAATCTCAGGCGATTGATGGAATTAACTATTCATTCGTAACCATCGGTGCACAAACTGTCTATAAGGAAAATGGGGCATTTCCATTCTCTGCTGTCCAACTCAAAGAGGGCACCCCAGAGATTGCAACATTTACTTACAATGCACTAAGCAACCCAGCGTCACGATTTGAACTTCCCAACGACGATATCGACACCAGTACCCTCCTAGTCACGGTGCAAGTTTCTGGCGGCAATACTTCATCGAAAGTTTTTGAATTGTCTACGGATATTACTGCCTCAGATTCTAATACTGCGGTATATTATTTGAGCCCATCCAAGAGCAATAAGTATCAACTTACTTTTGGAGATGGATCGATTTCAAAAGCACTATCTAATGGAAATATTGTGATTGCTAGTTACTTATCCACTACCGGACTGAATGCCAACAAAGCCAATTCGTTTGCAACAGGTTCCATTGGAGGATTCTCAAACGTCATCATTACTCCGATCACATCTGCGGCAGGTGGAGGGGAGCGAGAAACTGATGATTCAATTCGTGCGCTGGCGGCACTAAGTTACACTTCACAGGGTCGTGCCGTATCTGTCAAAGATTTTGAGGCGCTCCTAAAGGCGTCATATACAGACATTCAAAGTATTTTCGTGTGGGGAGGGGAAGATAATAACCCACCAGTCTATGGAAAGGTGTTTGTCTCAATTGCTCCAAAAGTTGGAGTTATTATCAATGATGCAGAAAAAGTCAGAATTGCTACGGAAATTTTAGCACCCATTGGCATTCTCACTATCACACCGGTTTTGGTTGATCCTGATTACGTGTATCTCAAATTTGAAACCACCGTGGAAGTGGATGGGAAATTGACACTCTTGACTGAGCCGCAAATTGCCAGCACGGTGCGAACGGCGATAGTGAATTACACCGATGCAACCTTTAATCAATTTGGGACTATCTTTACGATTTCAAAATTTAGTAGAGCAGTTGATGATTCGTTGAGTGCAATCATTGGTTCAGATACTGTCGTGCGTCTGGAGAAGCGATTCGTTCCGACTCTTAATGTCCTATCCACCTATGTGGTAAACTTTTCAACAGAACTACACCATGCTCCCATTCAGAGTGCTCTCAAGTCCACGGCATTTATCGTGAAGGATTCCACAACTGTCTCCCGCACTGCCTATTTGGAAGAAGTATTTAATTCCTCTACGGGGGTGGATTCCATCACTATCACGAATCCTGGATACAACTATACCCAAGCACCAACCGTGACGATTACTGGCGATGGGCTGGGGGCAACGGCAGTAGCCACAATTGTCAATGGACGCATTGATACAATTACGGTGGTGAAACGAGGCACGTCTTATACCTCTGCGATTGTGACTATTACTGGTGGGGGTGGATCGGCGGGTGAAGCTTCGGCTGTTGTGCAATCGAAGTTTGGAACTTTACGACTATTTTATTATAATAGCAACTCAGAGAAAGTTGATATCAACCCAGAGATTGGTACGATTAACTATATTACTGGAGAGGTATTAATTTCAAACTTGAAGGTGGTGAGTTCTTTGACTGATTCCGGCGACATTCGACTCAGCGTTGAACCAGAAGCCTCCATTATTCAAACACAACAGAACCAACTCCTCTTGATGGATTCCAATGATGCGAGTGCAATCAACATTTCCGTTATCATGCGGTAACTTTTATGGCTAATACATTAAGTCTCCTCGTTAGACAGCAACTACCAGAATTCATAAGATCGGATTACGATACCTTCGTGACGTTCATTGAGGCATATTATGCGTGGATGGATCAAACCGGCAACACCATTGATCTCGCAAAGAATATGCCATCCTATATCGACTTGGACACCACACTAACGGCTTTCGTCACATATTTCATGAAGCAATTTCTCCCCCTCTTTCCACCGGATCGGTTGAGCAATCCCACATTTTTCATCCAACACGCGAAAGAATTCTATCGCACAAAGGGTACCGCAAAATCGATTCGACTTCTGTTTCGATTACTCTATGGCCAAGACATAGATATATTTTATCCCAAGGATAGTATATTGCGAGCTTCAACGAGTGGGTGGATTAATATACCCACATTACGATTAGATCCCACTATGTGGACGATTCAATATGGCGATGGAATCACCACTCGCTTTCGTGCGCTAGATACCTCCATTGGAGTTACCCCCACAGTGTATTTCAATGGTGTATTACAACCCTCTGGATACAATCACTCCCCCAATGAACCATGGATCATTTTCACTGTGGCCCCAACCGCAGGCGTAGAAATAAAAGTGACCTATGTTGGAGAAGAACTCACGGATTTGTTCAATACCAACAGAATCGTCGTGAAATTAATCGGGCAGACATCTGGTGCCTCAGTCATCACTGAAACACTTCAACGGGTGATTGTTGATACAATCACACAATTGGATATGCAGATTTCTTCCCCCAGGGGCAAGTTTACACAGTATGAAGTAGTAAAGGGAAATTGGGTCTATGACATTGCTACTGGCGATTCAATAAACATCTATGGAAGATTGGTGTCTTATCTTTCTGATATCATAATCACCGATGGTGGATTGTCCTATAATGTGGGAGATACGGTGGTCATCA